GCAAAGCCGCTTGTTACTGCATCAAGAGAATAGTTTCCAATCGCTATTGTTGTTGTCGAACCTGCAACTGGGCCACCTAAAGCATCGTAACCAATTGCGATGTTATCTGATTCTGTGTCTGCGTTATCGAGGGCTTGGCTACCGATGGCTATGTTTCTTGTTCCACTTGTATTTCCGTAAAGCGCACGATAACCAACAGCAGTATTGTTATTAGCAGTTGTATTTGCTAATGCACTTGACCCAACACCTGTGTTTTGTGAAGAACTATTATTTGCACCTAATACTGATACGCCAATAGCGGTGTTATTGCCACCATTTTGAATACCACCACCTGCAAAATAACCAACAGCAGTATTATTAGTTTGAGTAGTTACTTGATACAGGGTCATTCTTCCGAATCCTGAATTGTAACTACCTGTTGTGATTGCTTCTCCCGCCCTACTACCAACAAATGTAGTATAGTCGGCAGATGTTAATGCAGCCAATACATCTTTACCAATACCAATGTTTTCTGTTGCACTATCTAGTGTTCCTGTTGTTGGTGCTGAACCATCACTATCCGGCTGTATTAGAAGACCATCAACAAAATTAGTAGCATCCATCAATACATCGTCTAAACCACCAATAGCAGAAGCACCACCACCTGCGGCATCTTCCCAAGCAACACCGCTTCCTGTTGAAGTTAGGATTTGGCCGTCAGAACCTTGTCCTCCATTTACTTTGAAGTTTTCAGCATCAACTAATCCAAAAAAAGAATCTTTGAACTTGAGAGATGAAGTACCTAAATCAACATCGTTATCAGTAGGTGGGAATATCGCACCATCGGAAATATGTAATTGAGTTGCTTGGTTAGCGTCAAATCTCAGTGTGTTATCACCATGGAAGTATTTTACTGCACCTGCATATTGGTCTGAGCCGTTGATGAAATAAATAGCATCGTTATTTACATTCCCTGCCGCATTCTTTTTGAAATTAAGGCGACCATACAGCGATGACACATTTATGTCACCGGACACATTTATGTCATCTGTTACTTGCAATCCTTTCTTTACTACAAAGTCTCTTTCTGTTCCCATTTATTCATCACCATAATTTCACTATCCATTACTTGATTACTAGCGTGTTTACTATATCATAGGTGTAGTCAACAGAAGCACCACTAGCATTCGTAAACTTGAGTTCTATGTTAGTGCCAGTCTTGATTGCGTCCCAAGATACTAAAGAAGCGTTACCTGATTTAGTAGACACTACCGCATATTGTGTAAGATAAATGTCGGTGCTTGCAGAAGGCGCAGATGCGCCCTTGTAATTTACAAGTATCTCCCCACTCTCGAAGTCTGTACCATCTGTTATTTGATACACAAACTTAGCAGTTCTATATGTTCCGTATGCGTATGCAACAGCAACATGAGCAGCGTTATTGGCTACTGTCTGTGAATCTGCACTACTTGTGTCTATAATTGCAACAGCGTCTACACTAACAACGGCGGCTTGTACTGTACCATCAGAAGTAAGATTACCAATTGTTGCTAAATGTCTACTACCATCGACAACCAGTGCTTTGCTTGCTGTGACAGTACCTGCTGTTACACCATCTAAGACACCAATCTCAGCAGTAGATATTGTAGTACTATCAAGAGTCAACGATGTATCTCCGGTAATTGTACCACTGACGGCTAGACTAGTTCCGACAATTGCACCACCAGTTAGAGTACCCGATGTACTAATTGTCGATGAACCAGTGTCTATTGTACCGAAGCCTGATGTGATGCTACCACCGTTTAGAGCACCAACAGTCGTGAGACTTGATGTGAGAACACCAGTTCCAAGGGTATTGTTACTTAGCACATCCGTACCTGCAATCTTGAGAGTCTCGTTTGTTGTAGCCAAGTCTATGTCTACGTTTGATTGAAGTGCTGTCCTAGCATGTACGTACTTCCAGTGGATGTTATCAGTACCTCCGTCCGTACACTCGATTTCCATTCCACTACCGTTTGCATTAGTAAGAGTGTCATTGCCCTTCGAGACTGTAATCAAGTCATCGGTTACCTCTAATGTAGTGCTGGAGATTGTGGTCGTTGTACCATTTACTACTAAGTTTCCCGAAATTGTGGTTGTGGATGCAGCACCAGCACCGATTGTAACGTCTACTTGACCATCAGTAGCGTGCTCTCCTTCAATAATCAAACCTGCTGTGAGTGCTGTATCTGTACCATCGCTCTCAGCAACGAGGAATGACATTTTACCTGCCTCATCCGAGTCGTCTGCTTCTGATACTTCAACAAGAATCTGACCGAAAGATGTCTGAGTCTGTGCCGCATCGTCTCCTACGAAGGTAATCTTACCGACATCATCACCATCAGCACCAGCCGCACCCTTGTCCTTTACGAACTTCAATTCCGATGAGGCTGTATCGTTAACGGTGTTTTTAATTTGCACTACTGCTGCATCTAATGAAACAAGAGGGGTTGTAGCCACTATTTTAGTAGTGGCATTCAAATTAACATCCGGTGCGGTTATATTAGCGATACCGTCTGCAACGAACTCTAGTGTACCATCTGCTCTAGACTGAATCCTCGTATCTGCATCTCTAAATTGCAAGTCAATGTTACCCGATACAGCATTTTGAGTTAATAGTATACCAGTGTTATGAACATGGGTCATCTTAATTTCTTCGTTAGCACCGAAGTTCAATATTGCTCCATCCGATATAAGACTCAAATCATCACCGACTGTTACATCTGCGTTGAATATCGCTTTGCCTTCCTCGCTACCATCGAGTGTAAGGAATGTAGTGTCGGTACTACCATCGGTTCCCTTGAAGATAATGTCGCTGTTACTGGCCTGAGCATCAATCGTAATGTTACCACTGGTGGTAGTCAGTGTTACAGCAGCATCTCCAGTACTTAGGTCATCGGCGGCTAAAGCGGATGCAGTACCACCACCGGATGCTGTTACTGTAATAGCGGGTGCACCGCTTGCAGATGCAGATGATGCTAACGATATCCCTGTTCCACCGATTAACTCGAATGCCTCAGGTCCACCCGCTTGTATTACAGATTCATTCCATGTAGTAACAGTCGCCCCATTAGCAAGAGTGCCCGTTAGTGCTTTACTTATGTAAATATCATTACTGTCTATGTCAGTTATTCTAGTGCCTTTCTGTATACCGCTACCGGATATATAATTTCCCACCGCAAATGAACTGGGTGTGGCTGTACTAAACTTAGATGAACCTGCGGTGAATTGTGCGTTTGTAGTTTCACTACCTTTTGCAATCAATATACCCTTGAACTTCGTAATAGCAGATGCTGCGTGTGACAATCCCGGCTCCGCCATCTATTAACCACCTGCCCCTGATAATGATAACCCATTACAATTAACTGAATAAGTTGTTGTATCGGCTGACGTATGTTGTATTTTACTTGTATATTTGAAAACTAAAGTCATTGTGTCGCTATTAGCGCCTAATCCAGCGCCTCCTAAAACCCAGTGAAAGTGTCCTACGTCTACATCACCTGATTGAAATTGCACTATTGTGTCGATACTCGGTGTTGCTGCACTTCCGGTTCTATTTACCACACCATATATTTTGTTTACAACTCTGTATTGGATTTCACCATTATTGTCTTTGATACTCATAGCGCAGAATGCTTCTGCTGCTTGGAAAGTATCAAAAGAAGCATTTTCTATATTTAGATTTAACACAGTTACATTCCCTACGTTATTAGCACTAGTACCGTAAGTACTACTCGGTAGTTTATAGTTACCTGAAGTTTCTGTTACAGAAAGTGTTTCACTTGTGTAAAAGTTAGTACCATCAACGTCTAAAACCGGATGAGTACCATTAGACCCATACCCTGCATTATCTTCTATACCGTCACTAGCACGCAATCTTGCATGTGCGGAATGTATAGCAGCGCTACCCTCAAGATGACCAGTAATATCCACACCAGTAGATTTAGTTTCTAATTTTGTAGCGCTAGTATATTTTAGTCTAACATTTCCATCTGCTTGTAGATTTATGTGACCTGCTTGTGCATTGTCATCAATAGTAGCGATGGTAAACTCTGCATTTGTTGCTGCTGTAAGCGTAACAGTATCACTGGTAGATGGTGTGAATGTTATCACGTCGTCAGTGATGACTGTGCTACCAACCGTGAAGTCAGTCGCAGCATCGACTGTGACAGCAATAACCTCAGAGAACGTACCTGCTACTGCGCTGTTAGCACCAATAGTCGTACCATCTATCGAGCCACCATCTATGTCGGCTGTGGTAACTGTACCCAAGTTAGCGATAGTCGTGCCAGCGAACGTGCTGTTCTTACCAAAGACAATTTGCTCACTGCTGTTAGTGGTTGTGAACTTCATGTAAGAGTTAGAACCCTCGGTGATGTTGAGTGCATCTGCTAGATTGTCACCTAACGTCATTTTTGCTGTGGTTGTGTTAGCGCCACTGAAATCTATGTTGAGGCCAGTTGCTGCCGCATCGACGCTTATGCTGTCTGCGTTCAAGTCTCCTACGTTGGTGATGTCGTTGTCACCAAGGCTCAAGTCGCCAGCGAGTGCTGTAATTGTGACTGAGCCAATCGTGCCGCCATCAATTGCATCCCCGCTAATTTGGTCGGCTGCAAGAGTCAAAGTTCCACCCGATACGTCGAGTGTTTTACCCGTACCTACTGTAATGTCAGATGTAGCAATAGTAACTCCGTCAATTGTACCACCGTTAATGTCTGTCGTTGTTAAAGTCGATTTAGAAATAACTACCGAACCTGTTCCGTGTGGTGTAATATTAATCGCTTCATTACCTGTTACGGTGGAAATCGTCTGACCATCAATCTTGATGTTATCTATGTCAATATGTCCTGAATTAACAAGGAGATTTCCGTTACTTAGAGTAACGTTACCTCCATCTACAACTAAACCTGTCTTGACGTGAAAATCTCTTGCTGTACCCATATTTTTTCACCTCGATTATATTGTTAATGCTTGCCACGATACGCGCACCGTAACATCTTTGTTGGTTTCCGTAGGTGTTACCTGTAATTGAATGTTCTGACTACCGCTAGACCCCGTAACGCCAATTTGATACGCCCCCTGCTGTGACCCAACGCTTGTCACTACACCGTATGTATTTAGGAATGCAGTTGTTGCATCTGTATCACTTCTCCCATCATGTGTAACAACCATCTCTGCTGTTTCGTATACTCTACCCCCGCTTCCCGTACTTGTGTTTTCAACAGATACTAACAATTTAGCAGCCTTAAACTTCCTGTCGTGAAATAAATCAATCGTTACTGGGGTAGAGCCGTTGTTATTACTTGCAATAATATTAGCGCTACCGTAACCGAAACCTAACTCGCCTACTTGGAACGGTGCATCGGGTGCGCCTTGTAGTACTCCTACTCTATTGTTAGTAGAGTCTGTCTTTAGTAGATTTGCAGACGATTTTACAACCAAATCAGTGGTATCTAAATTATCAGCATACACATTAGCCCATCTGAGAGGGTTAGTTGAATCAGTTGCCCCTAGATTTAGTGCACTGTCACTACTAGGTAACCAGTGTTGGTTGACTTTCAATCCCTCTAGGGTCGCATCTGCATTGTTGCTAAAGAGTATAGTCTTGTCGCCATCAGTTGAATCAATGATAATACCCGCACCGTCGGTAGCAGCGTCATCACCACCTTTTGCTATGAGAATATGCAGGTCTTCAACCTCCAGTGTTCCAACATTCAATGTTGTAGACGAACCACTTACAAGTAAATTACCTGTTACAGTCAAGTCTTGATTCACAGTCAATGTACCTGCTGGACCTATACTAGTGATACCCGCTTGGTTAGGGTCAATATTGATTACTGCACTAGATGCGGTTAAACCTGTACCTGCAAACAATGTTGCCACATCGTCTATCGATTCTCTTCTTGTCGGGTCTCCACTTTCTCCTTCATCAGAAAATGCGATGTAATCGCCCGACGCTATTTGTACTTCTGTAAGCCCGTTAATATCTATTGTTGATGCGTCGCCTACCATTTGTACAGCAGTTGTATTGAAGTATAATTTACCATCATCTGAGTCTACCCATAGAGTTCGTGCATCCGGCCCTGAACCAGCAGGGTTGCTTGACACACTGGCTTTGAATGCTATACCACTAGCATCGGTAAGAAGTCCTCCCATAGTTATCGGACCGCCTACGTTGAGTGTGTTACTCGCGGTGGTGAATGTCAGTTGCGCATCGTTAGAGAATGAACTACCGTCACTTATCTGTATAGCACCTGCTGAACCACTCGCACCTACTGCTGATGATGTTGCGAATACTTTTACCCACGCTGTACCATTGTAAACGAATATAGCAGAGGATGCCGCATTAACATTACCGTCAGTATCAGAGCCATTACTCAAACCATTGGGGTCAAATACAACTATGTTACTATTTCCTGTTGCAGCATTGTTAACTATAATCATATGACTTGGAGGAAATGTACCAGTGGGTGTTAAATTAATAGTACCGCTAGGTGTTGTATTGAAAATATTTGGACCATCAAATCTAACATCCTGTGCAGTATTCAATACACTAATTTTGTTTGGACCGATTCTGTGTGTTCTTCTCGTACCACCTTGTTTACCGCTAAAGTACAACACATGGTCTCCATCTGAGCCATCCGTACCGTGACTGTAAGACATCCACATGCCACCAAAGTTGGATGTTGATAGTCCCCCGACTTCATCTCCACCACCATGCATACCGTCAAGGTCTGCTGTCGAGTCAATTCTACCTGTTTGGTTACCAAGAGAACCAGTAGTCATTGGGCTGAAATAAATAGGGCTAGGTTTTACGAATGTACGCACATCGTATACTTCGGTTACTTCCATATCTAAATCTCCAGCGCCCGCATTGAAAGCGCATTTCACAACTGCAAGGGCTGTGCTTTGTTTAGATGCAAGGTTCAGGCCACCATTTAGACCGCTTGTATCACTCAAGAAACTTTCAGGCGTTACTGGAAATCCGGTAGATACAGGAGAACCCTGTTCTATGTGGATACCATATCTCGGAGATTCTGTATCACTACAAGCATAAACAACTAACAGACAAGTTTGACCGCTAGTTAACGCAGATGTACTACCTTCAATAGTACTCTGTTGTAGTGTAATGGTGTGTGTTGCACCTGCGGCTATGTTACCGAAAGGTATGATTAACCCGTCTAATACAGCATATCCACCTCTTACTACGATAGAGTTAGTACCGTTATCAGAAACAAATCCGGGGCTTGTAGCCTTAGCGTTTCTATTGCTATCACCTGTTGCTGTATCTTCATACATCAAGATTCCATTACCGTGTATGCCTTCAAATAAATTAGTTAAAGATGGAGAGAGAATATAATCTCCATCAGTCAATGTTGTCGTGTGCCCTGAAATGACGTTTTCTACCATAATATCACTTTACCTCTATCATTAATTGGATTACTACTTCGTTTGTCGATGTTTTTTTTATCGGATTGAAAACATGTCTTGTAATAGGGGTGAATCCGCTTGAACCCCTTAATTGCACGAACACTTCTTTGAGCGTTTCGTCGAATGCGTTTGCTGTTGTTAAATTACCTTCTACAAGTAATGTTGAATTATCCATAATGCGTACAGTAGGCGTTATTGTTATCGCTGGTCTACCAGCACTACCATCGCTACTTGTAGCAGGTGTGCTATCAAAACCAATAACCATTTCATTGATGTTATCTGCTATTGTTTCTATCACTAATCGTTTCAAATGGTCGTTTGCTGGCATTATGATTCCCCCTCTATTGTTGTAGATTCTTTTTCGATGAGTCCGATAGTTTCATTGTTCCCACCTAATACCCCTCTTTCGCTATTTCGGCCAATTAAGAAGCCAGCGTGTGATAATTCAGTAACTGTAATTGTCGGTGTTACTATTATTTCTAGGCTATCAAAGAATGAAAAGTTCTCATCTGTAATTTGGTTTGTCTTATCCGGTCTTCTCTTAGATGATGATGACACACTTCCACTTTCTATACCCTGTAAGACTCCTTCTAATCCCGATTCAACGCTGAGGAAAGTAAAATCACTCAAAGCACTACCTGCTCTATGTTGTGCTTCCAGTATAGTCAATCTTTTACCATCATATTCTATTATATCGCCCGGTCTCGCATCCCATAAATTAGGATGTCCTCTAGATTGTAGTGAGCCTGTTGTAGACGCATTTGCTTTCAATATCTGCCTTGCAACTGTTTTTGCACGTGATATACTCGTAATAGATTCATCAAATATAGGAGTTACACTTTCTAGTACATCTGTATTGTATTTACTCTGTTGTCTACTTCTATCATCCATTGTAAGAATCAAGTCTTCATTTAATGCTATTTGTTTACCTTGCACTGTGACGCGGTTTTCTATATTCTCAATAGGGTTAGTTTTCTTCTGACCAAAGCGTATGTTACCTGCTATTTTTCTACTCACGTCTGCATGATTAAAAGGCACATAATTTAACACACCGTATCTATTCATCATAGTCACACGATTGTCATGTCTAGAAACAAAGCGTAAGGCTGTAATTAGATTAATGCCATAGAAATCAGACGCTAAGAATGTATTACTTATCTTACGTCTATTATTGCTACCTCTAGTAGTTGTAATGTGTGAACCTGTTGTTACCGCAGTAATTGCATCAGGCACATTTTGTGCTAATCTAACCGCTAAATCGGTAGTTCTAAATCCAATATCTATACCTTGTGCAAGATGTACTCTTTCATCTCTAAAACCTATATCTTTCAAAGTGCGACCTTTCATGTTGCGTAAATCTAATTGTAGACCATTGCTGGTAGAAGTAACTGTACTCTTCATAATTCGGTTTACTGGGTTATCTTCGCTATACAATAAATCTGTAACCGTGTTTTTACCATTACTAGACCATACATCGCTTTTCAGCGAATGCCCGTCAGTTTCAGTATGCGTGATGATAATACTAGATTCAGATTCAACTAAAGAATATGTACGCTCTGTTGCTAAATCGTAATTATCAGCGTTTATCGCTTCAATAGTAACTCTAGTCTTACCCGCACTTCTTGGTTCTACTTTTGCGTAATGTACAGCGTTATCTACAAACACTGGTTGTCTAATATCGTTCATTACATTTGTCAAGGTTTCATCAAACCTACCTTTTGACGATTGGATAAGACCCATCACGCACCATCTCCGCTATGGTCTGTGACATTGAAGTCCACATCACCTTTGTGCCCTTTATTGTGTAATGACTGGCTAAATCTAGGTTTTACAGCAAAGTCGCTTCTCTTGAGTTCATCGTCTGTGTCTTCTTCTTGCCTTCTTCTCGCTGCATCCGAGCGATGATGTTGTAGTGTGTTTTCACTTATGATAATTCTAGATACGCTAGTTTTCAAACTTGTGTTATCAAACCCGCTTACACCCGTACCTAGTAACTTTGGTCCATAACTGAGTGGTGTAGTGAATGCAGCAGTATGGTCGAATACAAATATAGGAAGATACGGGCCGTTACCGTCGGGTAGACCGCTTCTTGATAGATTCGTATTAGGTGTTCTACCGTTTTCCACTTCGTATGTGAATATACCATACTTGCCGCCGGATGTTGCGTGTAGGTAATTTTGAGTGTATTGAGGCGATGCGCTATTCAATGAATTGTGTATGCGATATACTTCCGTGTGTTTAGCGTCTAAAACTCTTACTGGTCTAACTAAGAACTTTACAATATTATCGTTCTCATTATTTCTCACAGTATCTGTATTATAATTTGTAACACTCCCATCAGATGGACTTTGGTAAGGATTACTTGTGTGATTACTACCGCTTAAAGTTGCAACACCCCAACCAGTATCGTCAAACAGTCCAGCATAACTCTTCGTCTCAATTATGTATGAACCTCCGTATGGTCTGAACACGTTAGTGTGTGAGTATCTATGAACGGCAGAAACCGTAGAGCCACTACCTTGTCTTGAGAAACTGATACTTGTATAATTTGCATCTGCCAAACTACCTTCAATTTGCATTGCACCTTCTAGTATAACTCTCTGACCTACATTTCTATCAGTGTGTAAACTATGTGCTTCTGTGTTGATGACTACGTGATTTTGTTCTATACCTTCTACAACTTGTGCGTCTATTCCAATTCTCGGACTAGTGCGCGAAATAGCATCTGTGTGTACACTTGTACCAACTATCTCTTCTATTCTATCACTGACCGTTGCTTCCGATTTTAGTAGCCCATTATCATCTATACCAAGTTTAGAACTAATACCCCTCTTGACTTCATCGGCTTGCAGTACAGCGTTACGTGGGCGTAACAACCCATCTCCGAACAATGGCTCAGCAGTATTATGACTGAGAACCACCCCAGTCTTATGTACTGGTGTCGATAGTTCTGTGAGAATCTCTTCGTTAAACGCGGTTGGATATCTTACGCCTCTTCCATTACCCATATCACCTACACGCAATGAATGCACAGGGGCAAACACATCCACCAATTCATTTGTGTTAGCGTTGTTAACATTATTCAACACGCCCCCGAATCGAGGTATTGTGTAACCGTCAGTTATTGTTATATTTCCATTAGTCAAATTGGCTATACCTTTTAGATTGAATAGAGGCTTACCACCATTCCAAATACGCGCATGTGCAGTATTGCTACCGTTGTCATATGCGTCGCCACAGTCCCATGATGGTCTAATACCGAATCCACGCACTGGGGCACGTCTTACAGCCTCTCCACGCTCATTGCCCCACCAATCTATCAGATAGTACTGAGAGGCCACAGATAGGCTTGTTTCTCCTTTACCTTCTTCATCGCCCCACCAATCTCTTTCAGTACGTGTTGGATTTCGTATTGTGCGCACTGGTGTACCAAACGGTCTTGTCATCCTTCTACCGTCACTATATCTTACTTGCCAACCCTCTTGGTCTTGATTTAACATTCCTGTAAAGTTAGTCTGCCTCTCCATAACCCCAACGTATGTTGTAGGTTTAGATGCGTTGCTACTACCATCGCTCCATGCATTGCTGTATGCCTCGGTCTGTACAAGTGGACCTGCATCGTAGTTCAGAGTGTTAGTACCAGCAGCGCTTGAAGCATCCGCTTCGTATATTGCACGCACACTATTAATGTCGTATCTCGGTCTGTTATAGGCTTGACGTACAGCGTTACGGTAGCCATACGGTCTTCTTCTATAACCGTTCATAGCCCCAGTTGTTATACCCGAAGATACTGCATAACTACCATCATCATCAGCATCTACCCATTGGAAGTTGCTATTAGAGGCAAAATCAGCACTTGTAGACGTTTCATGCACATTCCATGGTATAGATGCCATACCGTATAAGTCTAGTTTACTTGCATGTGGGCCGCCACGACTACCACAAGGCCAATATCCACTAAGCATTAAATTAGTTCCACCAGCATCGTGTGTACTATTACCTACTGTCACTTCACCTGTTTTACTTACATTAGGTCTCTTAATTAAGAAATCAAATGGACCTGTACTCATTGCGTGTGTAAAATCGTGATAATGTATAGTTTCAAAATGTTCAGGTAATGAATTATATGCTGCTTTGTTAACTGCATTACCTTTCCAACTTCGAGATGTATTATCTGAGAAGTATGTATTAGGTCTACCAAGGTTAGGATGCCACATACATAGGAATGCATCAGGTACATGATTACTATATGTATCTTGATTACCATTAATTATATCAGGTAATATATTCGCAAATACACTCTTACGTTTATTTGTAAGTATTTCACCTGCTGGTAATGTATTGTAACTATGTGTTAAAGTAAGTATTGCACCATCATATATGTTATCCCAAAAACCATCAGCGCCTGATTTAGCACCTAATGTCAATGTTTTGGGTATATTGATTGTTGCAGCCGTATCTCCGCTAACACTTGTTAGTTCTTTAGAATAGATAGTTCCATTCTTGCCCGTATACTGCACTTCTTGTTTATAGTAAGGATACATTGGGAACGTATTTGCGTTATCTACAACTATTGTTCCGCTAGTATTGAAAGATACAACAGTACATTTTGGATTTAGACTTATACTTTTATTGTATTTATCGTATATGTCAAAGTACAAAGAAGTATATCCGTTAATTGTTAACTGACTTCCTATACTTCCGAAGGTACTTCTCATAAACATATAGTAATCTTCGGGACTATATTGAGATAGTTTTCTATAATTTGTTGCTTCTGAAACTGCTGACCCATTATGTTTGATTGCATTCTTGTGTAATATGCTCCACCACGGTATATGCAAAGTGTGTGCAGGGGTCGCATCGCTAAACATTGTGCTATATGGAAAACCCTTTCTAGTAAATGCGGGGCTTTCTGTTAATTGTACGCCTACATGGTTATACAACATCAACGGTGGTATGTTCGTAAATTGACTACCTTGGTCATTACTAATATCTAATATTGCTTCATTGATGAATACTTCACAACCACGTACATCTGCCTGTGTTGCTTTTGCTAACACTAATGTCATACCTCCTTTAGTGCGGTCTACATTACCATTATCCGTTTTTATGCCAATAACCGTGTTTATCTGTTGACTAGTTAATTCCATAGTTGCATTGTTGTGATAGCCTACGAGTTGGTTGTTGAATAGATTGGGTTGTATGACTATTTGGTAAGCACCCACTTCCGCAGGGTCAGGGAAATGTCTACCCTGTGTATATTCACTAGCAGCCTCAAGTACAATACTGTGCCCTCCGGCTTTATTTACTGTTGCTGCTAATGTTGTACTCGACCCGTCTGATGACGCTAAAACACCGTAACCGTCATATTTCACACCGCTCTCGAACATAAGGGTGAATGCTCCTCCGTGTATGTCGCTGGGACCACTGGGGGCTGCATTTATCCCACTAAAGTTAATCTCTGCGTCCATAGCGTGTAAATTATTATCTAAATTGAATGAAGAGTTAATGTCGCTTTTATTATTTGTAGCAGTCGCATAACTAGCAAAGTTACTAGAATCAACAAAACCATTTGTCATTTGGTAATCAATCAAATGCCTTCTGTATAGGCTTTGGTAAGCAGGGTGCGCCCAGTGTCCGGGTAACATCGGCATTGTTGGGGTGACGAAGTGGTGTCCCATTCTTGGGAATGGCATAGGTGTCAACACAGGTTTGCTATATGCGTCGTATCCTATTGTCTGTCCTGATACATAGTACAACGTGTTAGCCATATCAGGAGAGTTACCGCTAACCTCAGCATGGTCACGTAATCGACGTGCTGCGAAGAACCTGTTGCTTCCAGCAGGTATGTAATACGAAGGCACTACCTTTAGATTTGTTACAGTTTGACCTGCCATGAATGTGGCAAAGTTGACATCACCAACAACGTCTAATGTGTTATCACTTTGCGCAATGTATGTGCACACAGCGCCTTCATCGGTTGTCGGGTTGTACACACGTAGGAACTTGCGAGTATCTTCTTTAGTACCAAACCCAGCATCAAAGACGTTTGTATTGAGTATATTACTTCCGTGTGTTGTATCGATGGTAAGTATGCTTGTGCTACTATCCCACGCTGTTACAGATACCACGTCGTTCTCTACACCACTTGTATGCGTATAGACAGTCGGATACCTATGTGTATGCGTGTGCCCCATCTTTGTGACATGGAAGAATAATGTGCGGTCATGTAACTCATAACTAGTCTGCAATGGAGAGTTGTCATTCCATGCTCCTAACTCTGAATCAAAGGTTACTGGATTGATGCGTTCCCAATTGTGGTTCTCATATGTAGGTGCTTGACGCGGGCTTGCTACACTGTTGTCGAATAGATGTCCTATGTGGTTCTCACCCATATCAGGGTGTATCATACCGCCTGTACCGATTGTTTCATGTTGGTATGCTTGTATTGGGTCGA